ATTAGATGTTGTTGAGCTATATTCACCCTGAGGTGTAGGAGAAGAATTATTATTAAAATCTTTATAATTTAAACTTAAATTACCAGGATTAGATAAAAATGTTCTAGCAGTTTCAGAATCTGGAGGTACTGGTATACTAAAGCTATTTAATTTAGTTAACCATCCTTTATCGTTAATACTATGGGTAATTTTTTTTGCTATAAAATTTAATACATTAGGATATGTGGCAGGGAGAAATTTAGCTGGTACAGTATAAGTTTCAAATATTTTCATACCTGAAGTTCCATTAAAAGTTAAAGCTAAATCTATAGGTAAAAACCCAGCTAGTGGTGCAGCTACTTGTCCATCTAAAGCCATCTTAGCATAAGCAGTTCCTAAAGCACTTCTTTGTATATCTGATACACCTGCTTCTACGTTTAAATTTACTCCTTGGTAAATATTTTTATCAGTATCAATATCAATTGCAGATACTTCGTGTCCCCATTCTGCCCATAAAAAAGTTTTATATGATACAGTTACATCAACATCTTTTTCATCATCTAATTCAACATTATATAGTTTTTCTAAAGCTGATAAATATTCTATATAAATTTTATTACGCTTTTGTATAGTAGCTAAATTACCAGTGGTAGGATTAAATCCTTCTATAAATCGAGTTGGTACTACTCTATCACTTAATCCACTATTCCATTTAGAAAAAGATGTACCATCAAATCCACCTGTAGCACCACTTCCTGCTTGATTAGCTCCTACGGTTATTAGTGTAGCTAAATCAGGAGGTATTGTAGATTTTAAGTTAAAATTTCTTACTATATTACCAACAAGACCTAAGCCTTGAGCATTAGCAAATCCGTTTATATTAAAAATATATGGATTAGTTGGTTTATTTGCCTCTGATAATAATCCGTTTAAATTTGGTAAAGATTTTTTATCTACAAAATAACATACATTTCTATCTTCATCTACTTTAAAATCTATTTGGGTAGTATTGCCAAATGAATCGTTTATTCCTTTGCAAATTCTAGATATATGTTGTAAAAAATTTACATTACCAAGATCGTTAGTATCTTCTTCTAATAGTGATTTAGCTAAAAAATCCATATTAAGATAGATATTCATAATATCACCATATACTACATCATCTTTTATTACTCGATAATCAGCAAAAAAATTCTTTCCTGATCCTTTATCACTTAATATTGATAATGCTCTAGGTGAAGATGGTGGAACAAATAATTTACCTCCTGCACTATCTAAGAGACTTCCAATATCAAATTCAGTAGAAACCACACATATACTTGGTTTACTAGATGCCAACATATTATGACTAGTAAATAAATATTTTCCTCTTTCAGTTAAGATACGTATGAAAGGGGTTCCTAGTGAACCATGTGGTGTACTTTTTGGTAAACAAATTGCTTGTATTAATTGTAAATAAAATTTTAAAGTAATATAAAATGAATTAGATGCTACTCCATTTCCGTTACTTTTTACTTTTACTACTTCAAATCCTGGATCTGTGGTATAAAAGCCTCCTCCTGATGCAGTGCCTAATTCCCCAAATTGTTCTTCTCTAGTTCCACCAATAATTTTTATTATAGTTTGTATTCTATTAGTATACAATATAGGAGATCTTTTTGCCTCTGTGCCGCCAAAACTAGCATATCCGCTCATGTAGTTATTCCCAGAAAAGCCTGGTTGTTTTGCAATTAAAGTAGCTTGTTCGATAGAACCTTGAGTTGTATCTTCAGCAAGATTTACACTTGGATCCCCTTCTTGAGTATCTCCTGTTAAGGCTCTTAATGTATATGCACTTAATTGACTTCTTACAAATTCTTCTTCATCTTGTACTGTATATCCTCTAGCTAATGTTGCTAAATTATTTAAAGCTGTTACAAGATCACTACTATCTTTGGTTACATTTAATGGATTACTACCATCTAAATCTGATTGTGATTCAAATGGTCCTACAATACTATTTTTACCATTAACTGTTAATGATTGTAGTACGTCACCGGCACTAAATACTTCTACTGTAATATTATATACTCCATTGGTATCAATATTCCAATCAAAATTAGTTACTCTACCAATAAATCCATCATAATCATAATTATAAGTTTTTCTTAAACTATTAATATCTTTATTAAGATCATCTAAATAATCGTTTATTTCAGTTCCTATATCTTCTTGTAATTCTTGTATTTGTGAACTTAAATTATTTATTGCTTCTTGTGCTTCTTCTAGTTTTTCAGCTTCAATTTTAGCTTCCTCTTCATTTTTCCTTTCCTGTACAAGTAAGGTATTATATTCTTGAGCTGCTTCGAGTTGTCTTGATGTATACTCAATTGAACTTTCCCGCCAATCGTTTTCTTTCATCATTTCAACTCTCATTTCTAAGTACTCTATTAAATCGGCTGATCGTTGTTCATCAGAATCTTTATAATTATATAATAATCGATAATGTCCTTCTCCTGCAGTAACCTCCTGTGCATATCTCAAGGCAGCTTCATAATCTTTTTTATATGACTCATCTATTGCATCAGATGCTACATTTCTCAAGTTTTCGGCTGCATCAAACTCACTTTGTGCTCTTTCTAAATTAGCACCTTGGATTACAATATCTTCATTTAATTGTGCTATTTGTTGACCTATACCTATTAATCCAGGATCATTAAGATCTACAAAGTTTTCATCCCCAAACCATTTTTGTTCCATTAAAGTCGTACCTACATTACCGACCGATAAGTTATTTTTTATATAAAGTCTATTTCCAAATTCAACTAATACATGAAATCCTAATCTTAAATATAATAATTCAATTATATTAAATTGCATTTTATTAAATGCTTTTATTTTTAGAGTTGCTTTTCTTAAACTACCATTATTTCCTAATGTTTCAATTTGTAAATCTGTTATACCTGGTAGTGGTCTAATACCAAACTCTAAATCTCCGAATCCATAAGCACTAGTAAAGCTACCTCCATGTCTACCAGCAATACCTGCATTTTTACCTGAACTGTAAAATGTTGTTGGACCGTGTGAGTACAATCCTATCTCACTATTACTTATTTTATTTGTTATGTCCTCTCCTAGTAAAAATTCAGCTCCTTTTTGAATTAATGAAGGTGTAGCATTATAAAGATCCCCAACAGTTACTGTTTCTCTTTCAGCCCTACCAGCTTTCATTTCAGAAAATAAATAAAAATTAGTTGCTAGTTTATTACCTAAAAATGTATTAGGTGGTAAGCCAGCGCTTATAAGTTTATTTTTTCCATTATTATCTGCAAGGACTTTTACTGATGATGCTAATTTTATCCAAGGACTATTATTATTAAAATATTGATTATGAGCATCACCTTTAATAGCCATTAACCTTTGCTTATTATTTAATGCTTTTTGTACATCTAATGCAAAACCTTGACCAATTATATGCTTAAAACTATCTGAATGAGCTGTTCTTTGTGGCATTTGATTTAATTATAAATATTTCTTACATATCCAGTATTAAAGTTTTTATAATTAAGACCTTGAGTAAATACTCTACGTCGATTTCCTTGCATATAAAGACTTTCAAACTGAACATAATCAATTGGTATTCTAATTCTTTTACCTACTGGTGGATATATAGAAGCCATATTGGTATTACTTTCAGTATTAGCTAAAGAAATAATATACCATAACGTAGAATCACCGTAAAATTTATCAGCAAATATATCATATCTATCAGTTTCATTAGCATAAACATATATATCATTAGGATCTAAAGGTGGTATAGGATATTTTTGATTAACATATAATTCTTTTTTATAATCCCTATCATTCATTACTTTTACACTAGTATATCTACCCATATTAAAAATTTATTAATTTAATTTATCTCTGAAATCAGAATAATTTTTAGCCTCTTTTGAATCATCTCCAAAGTCAAGAGGTATTTCATCTACTTTTTCTATAGTTTCAGGTGTATTTATAGGAGCAGCTATTTCAGTTAAGCTTAATGGCTCTATTTCTATAGTAGCTGCCTCTTCTCTTGGTTTTACTACTATTTCATCTAAAGTATCTGCAAAATCAGGATCTTGTTCAAAGAAAGGAGTTAAATCTACTACACTACCATCAGCTGCAGTACCAAAGACACCAAGACCTGGAAAAAATTGCGTTATTGTAACTTCCTGAGGGCCTTGTCCAACATCAACAGTAACAATATCGTTTTCTCTTGCATCAATTATTGATCCTCCTCCTTGAACGCTAGGTTCTCGTGTAGATTGTGCTGATGCATTAGGTTTAGGAATATCTGGATTAGGTGATGTATTATTTTCATTATTAGTTGGTGTAGTAATAACTACATCATCATCAACAAATGCAGCTTGTTGTAACTCTTCTCCTAGTCCTGAAAGATCAAATAAAATATCTCCTGGATCTTCTGGTAAAGTTTCAGGTGTATTAGTTTCACTATTTCTTTCTAACTCAGCTAATTTTTCTTGAACTATTTCATTCTCAGGTCTATTACCAAAAGTATTATAGCTATTACCATAAATATCTTGTAAAGATATAAATCTTTTAGTAGTAATATCAGGAGTTTTAGCTAATGTTGGTAGGAAGTCGTGTATTACAGTAAAGTTAAATCCTGAAACTTCTACATAATGACAAAGTTCTTTAACAGTAGTATCAATACCAAATCCTTCTCCTGCTCCTCTAGTTAAACCTATCTCCCACGGATATCCTTGCTTTAGAGTATAAGTTATACCTTTTAAAAATCCAGGTGTTCTATATACATAACCACCTATAGTTAATTCCATTAAATTCCCAGCTAAATATCCTGCTCCTGTATAATCTCCAGCCATAGCTGATGCTAAAAAGTTTAATTTTTTATACATCGGAATAAGTTCAGCTTTAGATTGTGCTGCTACTATAAACGATAAAGAAATATTTCTTTCAAACTGACCGGTATAATTATAAAAATTTTCTGCTCTACCAACATAATTATGAGTATCCCAGTTAGAAGAATAATCATCAGTTATATCCCCTAAAAAGGCTCTAAAGTGTAAAAATCTAGATCTACTTGCATTACCATTTGATATTACCCCTATATTAAATTTAACTAAGTCGTCAACAGGTATAATAGAATTACCTCCTACTTGACCAGTTACCATATCTCTAGTAGGACCATACACTCCAAGAGCATTTAATTTATCTAATGCAGCATTTAATTGTTCTCTAGTGCGTGTACTATTATTATCATTAGGAGTATTTATTGTTAAATCTATATCATCATACCGAACTGCACTTCCTGGTTGTTGATATGCAGTTTTTGAATTACGACCTCCAGGATTTCCTAAACCTAGTCTATTATCAATTATATTGTTAGGAGAATATGAAGGAGCGTAATTTGCATATGCATTAATTCTTCTAGTAAAGTTCTCTCGTATTGTAGGAGCACTTTCTAAAATACTACTATCGTTTATAGATTGGTTATTTTCAACACCTTTAATTTGAGTAATATTCCACTGAAAGTCTTTAGTTGGATTACTATTTGCAGTTCTTAAAGGTACTTGATTATTTTTATCAGTACCTAAAGTAGTGGTTGTAATTCCAGTGTCAATCCTTGTAATTGGAATAGAATTAGGATCTCCTGGGACATACTTGTTGTAGTATATTCCATAATAATTTACTAATCTATTTATGAATCTTGGACTTTCAATAAATGGTAATCTAAAGCTAAAGGATGATTTTTTTTGTTTTGAAAGTGGTACAGTTTTTAATAAAGTTTGATTATCTTGTTTTTTAGCTAAATTAAAAAAATATTTACCTGTAAAAAATCCAGTATCTTCGCGATAATTAAAAGTATTATATTGGTGTCTATATAAAAATGCTAATCGATATTCAGCTCCTGATCCGATATAGTTTTTGTTAACTCCATCAGTAAAACTATTAGTATTAAATTTTTCAATTTTAATAGGAGCACCCGTTATAGTAGTTGCAAATTTAAGATTAGTCCTACCTAAACCTAAAACTGAGCTTGGACCACCTCTATATGAATATACATTAATTAGGGGATTGTGTAGTTTAAATGGAAATAATGCTTTATTTTTTACAGGAAATCCTTCTTGATGTACAAAAAATAATCCCGCTAATCTACTATTACTTCCAATCGTTGGTGGATTAATGGAATTAACATCTATAGTATCAGGAATACCATCGTTATCTATATCTGGTGTAGGTTGGTTTGGTAATGCTGGTCCTTCAGGTATGGAAGTTAATTGGGTTGTTGGTATATTTAAGGTAGGTTTTACAGAGTCTAAATATCGATTAGTAACTCCTACAATAGGTCCTTGTTTTTCAGTATGAAATCCTAAAAATCCTCCACCTACTTGGGCTAGAGTATTTAATGGACTATAAATACCTTCATTTAATAGACCTTTAGAATGTTGGGTGCGAGGAGCTATTTTAGATAAAACTTGCTGTTTTATTGTAAATAAAGTACCAGATATATTTTTATTATCAAATAGTTTTCTGCTTATTCGTTTTACATCATCGGCTGCATGTAAGGGTCCAGCAAGTCCACCTCTAACGATTCCATCTATATTAGTACCTACAGGGAGAGGTTGTAATAAATTATTAAATGTACCTGGTATTACATTTGATAGTATAGGATTAAAAATATATGGTTCATTAGAAGATCCACCACCTTTTCGGTCATTACCATACTTTAAAGATGTAAGATCGGTTTGAGTACCGTCTTTGAAAGATCCTAACAAGCTCATTTTTACCTATTTTAAAAAGTCTGAGCACCTTCAGGTAGATTATTTCTATATGTACCGTTTGCAAAAGTATTATTTACTGAGATAGTATTAGGTGCTTTTAAAGGTCCACTTGGTGTAACACCATTAGTATCTAATTGAGATGGTTGTGGTAAGAAATTAGTAGCTCCATCTTGATATTGTTGATAAGAGTTATTTACTTGATTAAAACTACTACCATCTAAAGAGTAACCTGGTCCTCCATTTGGATCACCATGTAATTTTGATTGATCTAAAGATCCATCTAATGTTGCAGCATTTCCTCCATTATTATATGAGAAGCTTGAGCCTTCGTTTGTAAGTTTATCTTTTAATCCCATTGTATTTTATTATAAATATAATAATTTATAAATTACCTTAATCCTGCAGTAGATCTATTAAGATTATTTTGTACTTGTTCAGATCCAAGGTAAACATTCGATTCTTTTTTATTGATAGAGTTTAAAGATTGATTCATAGATTTAAACATTGCCATCATTTCACTATTTTGTTTAACTAATTCAGAGTTATCATTATTAACTATTACTTTTTCTTTTGCTTGAGCTTTTGATTCTAATACTGAGTTTGTTATTCCAGGTCTTGGATTTCTATCCATTGCTTCTGCTCTTTCAACTTTATTTAAAATTCCTGGACCCATTACTATATCATCTTCAGGTGCAGGTAATACTGGTTCTAATCCACCTAAAGTTTGAGACATTACTGCCTTTTGACCTGATCTTTGTCTTAAATCTTTTGCTTGAGTTGCTTTAGCTACTTTAGCTTTTGCAGAACTAATTAATGCTAACATACTGATAGAAGCAGCTATACCTAGTGGTATACCAACCCCCATTGGTATTTGAGCAAAAGATGAAATAATTTTTGCAATAGAGGCTGCTACTGAAAGACTTGCGATTACTCCTAACACTGTTACTAATGCTCCTGCTCCACCTTTTGCTTTTGCTAAACCTGATATAAAATTTGCAATACCTTCTATAATCGGAATCATTTGTACAGCAACATCAGCCATAGCCATTTTAAATTGCTCCATTGATGCATTCATTTTTTCTTGAGCATCTAATTGTTGCATTTGTTCATATGATTGTTCACCATATGCAGCTGTATATTCTTCCTGACTTAAATTTAAATAATCCTGTTGTTGAATTATTTGACCCATTTGCTCTCTAGATAATCCTAAAGCTTTAGCGGCAGCTTCTTGCTCTATTCTATTTCCAGTTCTAAAAGCTAGCATTATCTCTTCTTGATTACGAAGTTCTTCAGCTAATCCAGCCATATCATTATCTAAAGCTAAACTTCTTGCTTTTTCTAAGTTTAAATTTTTACCCAATATTAATTCTGCTTCCATTTCAGCTTGAAGGGAACCTTGTATATTAAGTAATCCATCTGCTATACCCGCAACTTCATCTAGATTTAAACCTAATAGTTTAGCTTCTGCTACCGCAGCAGCAATTGCTTCTGGATTTTGACCTAGAGATACAGCTATATCTGCAGAAACCTCAGCAACATCGTTTAATATTTCTTTAGCACTTAAAGCACTTTTATTTTGTTTATTTATTTGATTTACTACTCCAACGGTATTTTCTAATACTCGTTCAGTATTCTTACCTTGCATTCTAGCTTGCATTGTAAGTTGAGTAGCTCCTTTTTCAGATAATCCTAACTGTTTATTTAAAGAGGTAAATGTTTCTAATGTTTGACCTCCAAAATCAGCTAACATTCCAGTTTGTTGTGTTAGAGTATTAAATGATTCTGTTAAATTTTTAGAATTTATAAAAAGATTATCCGTAGCTGCTGCTTGTTGAGATATATTATCTCTTACTTTTAATGCTGCATCATTCTGTAATCCCGTTTGTTTAACTATCTGACCAAATCCTTTATCAGCTTCTAACGCAAAATTTAAAAGCATTTTAAAAATACCTATACCAGCAGCTCCTAATAAAGTTATTTGTGTTAAAGGATCTTTCAAGCCTTCTTTAAGGGCATCTGTTGATCCAGTAAAAGATTTTTTCATTATATCTCCTGAGCTAGCTCCTTCTTCGGCCATCGTTTGTAGCTCCTCATTTAACCCACCCATTTGATCAGCTGCTGAATCTATACCTAATCCTCTAAATAATTTAGTTGCTCCTTTAACTATTCCGCCTGATAATCCTAACCTTTTATTTATATCTTTTACATTATCTTTTTGAGCTTCTAAAGCTTGGTTTGCAGTATCTATAGCAGTACTTTGCTCATCTAATGCTACTAATATTGATTGCTGTGAAGTTAAATTATCTTTTAATACATCTGCTTGATTTAATAAATTACTTAATTTTTGTTGACTATCAATCAACTCTTGACCTGTTAAGGTATCTTGTTTTTCAACTTCAGCAGTAATTTGTGACTCTAAACTAGAATATTCAGCTAAAATAGCTTTTGATTTACTATCAGCATTAGCTATTTCAGTTTTAATTCTTTTTTGTAGATCTGTATTTTTTGATATTTGAGCATTAATTTTATCTACGCTCTTAAAATCTTTTATTTGTTTATTTAATGTTGAGCTAATATCATTAGTAAGTTTAGCTAACTCTCTTTCTTCTTTATTTCTTTTTCTTTGTATATTTAACTGCTCTTCAATTTCATCTGTAAGTCTTGCAGATTGAGTATAAGCTTTAAATTGAGTATCAAGATTTGATTGATTTATTCTACTCTGTGTTTCTAGAGTATCATTAATAAGTTGATTAGTAGCTGCTGTATCTTTAGCAACATCATTAATTTGCTTTTGAGTAATTAAACCTTCAGCTAATAATTTATTTAATACTTTTTGTTGTTCTGGTGTTAATGCCATAATAATAAATATCTAGCAAATAAATTATTTATAAATTGGAGCACGAGGTTGAGCGTTTTTAAACTCTTGTTTATTTATAGTCCCATCTGGATTAACTAATGTGGTAGTATTATTTCCCCTACTAGCTTTTTGATATTGCTCTTTCTCCTTATCATAATAATTTTTAATTTCATGATAAGTAAATTTTCTTAACCACATAGGTAAGTTATATACAGTATCAAAATCGTATCCACCATTACCATGAAATACAATCTGATGTATAACTGTAAAAAGATTTTTTCTATACTCTAATGCCTCACTCGACGTCAGGATAAAAGAACTGGATAGTAATTGGGAGGCTGATAGGTTTATCGCTTCCTTCTGTAAAAAAAAATAAGTCCATATCTGGTGCTATCTCTTTTACATATTTTCTTAATGCTCTAGCATCCATTGCAAGCAATTCTTTATCAACAAATTCTCTAATAGTTTTACTATCATCCTGATCTCCAACTGAAGTAATCATATGCTTTAATCTAGTTGATAATAAAAAACTTTCCGAAGATTTTATTCTTTTAAGAGATTTAATTTCCTGCTCAATATTTCGTTCATCTTTGTGAGTTAAAAGCTTAAATGTAACAGGTATTTTTGAATATGGTAAAGTAAATGAAAAATTATTAATACCTTTTTTAACTTCCGGATGTAAGTCTTTTTCTTTATAATCTGTTAAATCAACAGTATATTCTTCTCCATTCATAGTAAAAGTATATTCTTTACCATATGAAAGAATTCGAGCAGCAATCATTATACCATTCTTATCTCCTGTTAAAAGATCATCATAGTTAATATCTGATACTATTAAGGATTTAATTAATTTATCAATTACAATACCTTTTTCAATATAAGTTTGATTGGTAAGAATATCTTCTTCTTTAGCTGTCATATACTTCATCTCTATTTCTCCTTTAGCAAGTAGAGAATCTTTAGAATATAATACACCTTTAGAAGGAAGAGATACGATCTCAGACGGGAATTTAGTTGTTGCCATAAATTTTATTTTTTAAAACTATTTTTTAAAACCTTTAAATTAATCTTAGAAGTTTAATACACAGTAATCCATTCCTACTGTCATTGTAAGTTCTTGAGCTGCATTTTCATCTCCCCAGTTATAATCTCCAAAGTTAGCTGTTTTAATAAATGCACCTTTCATAATCCATTCAGATACAATATCTCCTACAGGACCAAGAACGTTAAATGTTAAATCTTTTTTATAGAAATCAGAATATCCATCTCTACCAGTTACTGATTCGTGATGTAAACGAACCCATTCCATAATAGCTTGAGCACCTGATGGTGTAATCGGATCATATAGAGTTATTTGAACATCTCCCCATGTAGTTGTTCCTTTAACTTTTCTATATACATTAATATGATTAAGTTTTACCTCTCCGTTCTCAACTGTGATAGCTCCAACACCTTTAACCATAAATGTTGGAAAACCATCCATAAACATAATAAATCTATTCTTCTGTTTAGGTTCAAACGCGGTAAAAAATATTTCGTTACTATCTAGTACTGGCATGTTTTATATTTTAATCTTTATTATAAATATCTAAGAACTTATTTTTTATTCTGGAAACTCTGCTCCTGTTGGTAATACATTGAAATCAAGAATAATAAATTCTGCTGTTCTTGTTGGTTGTAAGAATATTTGTCCTACTAATTGATTTCTATCTATAACATCTGGTGTGTTATTTGTTTCATCCATTACAACTTTGAAAGCAAAAAGACCCTGTCTTTCTTGTACTGATGCTAAATATGGATTAACTTGAGATAAGAAATTATTTCTTGTTGCTATAGTATTTTGTTCGAATACTAAATTGTCAGCTACTTGAGAAATAAATGATTTAAGTGCAATCAATAATCTTCTTACATTTACTCTATCTAATGCTGAGGCTTTTTTCTGAGTAGTCTTTTGTCCGAATACAACTACACCAGCGTTAGGGAAAGTAGCAATAGGATTAACATTATTATCATAAAGTTCATCTCTATTATTCTGAGTTAATCTTCTTTCAGCTCTTATAACACCATTAAGAGTACCTCTGTTAATACCAGCTGGTGCAAACCATGGTTCAGCAACTGAATCATTAAATGCAAAAGTACCTGGAAGAATAGTTGATGGTGGAACAAATACTGTTGATCCTCTATCTGGATCTATTACTTGTAGCCATGGCCAGTACACTGCAGAATAGGAATTATTAAGTACAGTACTTTGAGTTATTACATTCAATATAGTACTACTATATCTTACAGGATCAGCAATTAACATAAAATCACCTCTTGATCTTGCATTGTTAGCTATAGTAGTTAATTGCGAAGAGTGATCTTGTAGTGTAAGACCTGGAGCTACTAATAGATTATATCTATATTCATCTTTATTATTTAAAAGATTAATAGCTTGATCATAGTTTTCAGCTACTAGTCCTTGTGTATCGGTAGCATTAATAGCAGTATAAAAATTAGCTGCTCTAGGTCCGAATAAATCTCCAGTAGCTGCACCAAAAGTACCACTAGCTGCAATAGGAATAGACCCTGTTAAAGCAGGCTTAGCAACTCCATCATTATCAAAGAAATTAGGGGTAAGAGCATTTACTTCTTTAACTCTTACATATCTAGATCTATTTGGTTCCGTACCTGTTTGCTGTAGGAAGAATTGTGTTTCAGATGTATTTAAAGTAGATGTTAAATCCCCTATACGTTTAGTTATAAAGTCATTTGAAAACGGATCTAAAGTAAGATCAGTAAAAGTTTCTAAAATAACTTTTTCATTAATGCTATCA